TAATCTGAACTAGCAGAATAATTTAAGGATAAAATAACATGGCACAACTTACTTCTGGTGCAGTCCATATTGACGCCCCGCTTACTAACCTGACCGTTGCCTTCGTTCAGGATGCTACTGGCTTTATTGCTGATAAAGTTTTCCCTCGTGTTCCGGTTGATAAAAAGACCAACAAGTTCTACATCTACAACCGTGCTGACTTTAACCGCACTGGTCAGGTTCAAGCTCGTGCTCCTCGCACTAAAGCACCTGTGGTTGGTATGTCGTTGTCGACCGATGCTTACTCGGCAGACGTTTACTCGTTGGCTACGAACTTCGACTTCGAAACCTTGGCTAACGAAGATGCAGCTTTGAACATCCGTGCCGCTGGCGCACAAATGTTGACGACCCAACTGCTGATCGACCGTGAAATCAAATGGGCAACCAAGTATTTCTCGGCTTCGGTATGGGGCACTGATTGGGCTGGTGTTTCGGGTTCCCCGTCGACCAACCAAGTCCGTCAATGGTCGGACTACACGAACTCGACCCCGATCAAAGACGTTACCACGCTGATGCAAACTGTGCAACTGAAATCGGGTGGCTTCAAGCCGAACGTGATGGTTGTCGGTAAGCAAGTTCGTGACGTTCTGGTTAACCACCCGGACATTCTGAACCGTCTGAATGGTGGTGCAACTGTTACCAACACTGCTCTGGTTACGGATGCTAAACTAGCTGAAATCTTCGGTGTTGAAGAGTTCTTGGTCATGGAGACCGTGAAGAACACTGCTGCGGAAGGTCTGACGGAAGTCAACGCTTTCATCGGTGGTAAGTCGGCTGCTCTGTATTATCGCCCGCGCGCTGCTGGTCTGATGGTTCCTTCGGCTGGTTACACCTTCACTTGGAACGAACTGAACAACGCTTCGGGTTATGGTATCGACATTCGTTCGTATACTGGTGACTTCCTGCGTGTGGATGGTATCGCTGAACTGTTGGAAGCTAACATGGCTTATGATCAGAAAGTGGTTTCGACCGATCTGGGTGCTTTTGTAGCAACCGTTATCGCCTAATTAAATAAAGGAGGGGGGATTATGTCCCGACACATTGTTCCCCTCTTTGACCAAAACCGTCAGTTGTTTATCAAGATTGAAGTCTTGCAATCGGCTGACACTTTTTGGTTGAGAGGGCAAGAATATCGCTGGAAAGACCTTGAGATTCCAGTTGAGAAAGTTAAACAACTTTACGATGTAGGTTATATCTACCACAACGAAGAGTTGGAAGATAAATCTGAAAAGAAAGTAATTGTTGGTGATGGTCTTGAAGACTTGACTATTGAACAACTAACTATCCTAGTTGAGAATATCAACGCAAAGATTAAAGATGGCACTCCGAAGTGTCAATTCAGTAAGATCAAATATAAACAGGTTGGTCATATCCGTTCTTGGCGAACTAATTACGGTCATCTTGAATAACTAATAAAGGAGACGGTCTGTGTGGTCTTATAATGCCTCTGACTTAAATACTACTACATCTTCAGGCCGTCTCAATTCTGTGCGTCTTTTGATTGGTGATACTGATACTACAGATCAGATTATGCAAGATGAAGAGATTGTATTCTCTCTTGCTCAAACCAACAACAATATCTATTATGCCGGGTCTTGGGCCTGTCATATGATTGCCTCTAAGTTTTCTCGTCTGGTAGATACTAGACTAGAAGGTGCAGGGGAAACCAAATACAGTGATATGGCTAAGAAGTATATCACTATGTCTGATCATCTAAATGATCTAGGAAAACGCACCAATGGCAAATCCTTGGGTATCTCTGCTGGAGGTATCAAAGTATCAGAAATGCTAGTTGCAGAACAAGATACTAATCGTGTTCAACCGAAGATCACTATTAAAGAGTTTGATAATCCCCGTGCTATGAACGATACACCGAGTTACTTCGATGGCATTTAATACAGCACCTATCAACTATTTTATCAAAAATCATGGTTCAACTGTTACTTTGAGGTCTAGGGTAACAGGTAGCTACAATAATGCAACAGGTGTTGTAGCAATAACCTATACTGATTATTCGACCTATGGATATTCTTCTACAACTGTTCCTTCTGATCTGACAGCTAATTCTGTAGTTAAGAACAGCAGAACTGTTTTGTTGACTAACTACCAAACCAATGGTGTTGCACTTCCTACCCCTAAAGTTAATGACCAAGTCATTATTGGTGGTGTTACTGTTGATGTAATCCATGTTCATGTAGTTAAATCTAATAATACTGTGATTTATTATGCTCTTAAAACAGAGGGCTAATTATTATGGCTAATAGAGCAATAGGTAATAATCTTAGTGACATTCTGAAAAGAGTTGAACTAAAACTAGATGGTGTTAGAGATGCTTTTCTGACAGAAATGGCTAAAGATATTACTGATATGTCTCCTGTTGACACTGGTGACTACATAATGTCTCATAGTATCGGGACACAGTCTATTGCAGGTAGATTTACTGGTAATATTCGTTCTATTGGTGATGGTGGTCAAGATAAGCAAATGTTCAAAGAAACTGCTTATAATGGTCTAGTTTATCAGATTGAGGGCTTACCTAAGGACGCTACACACATTTTTGTAGGTAATACTGCACCACATGCAAATATCGTAGAAGAAGGCGGTTATGGTTGGCGTAGGGATGGCTACCAAATCTACTACATTGCTAGAAAAAATGCAAGTTTGTATCTAGATGCTGCCATAGCTAAAGTCAAGGGAACAACATGAGTATTATCAACGATATTAGGGCTTGTCTTGACACGCACCTAGCAGGAACCTCAGGTATCCCAGTAATAGCCCCTCAGAACGTCGCATACGAGCACCTAGCAGGCACTTCGTATATCAAGGCTACCCTCATACCCACTTCTCGTAGACCCGCTGTGCGTGGCTTAAATCCTAGTCAGCGCTATGAAGGGATTTACTCACTTCTAGTCTGTGTTCCAGAAGCTAATGGTGCTGGTGCAGGTTATGATATTGCAGACGATCTACTTACCCGATTCAACTCTACCACGGACATTACCTATAACGGTTTGACGATTACAGTTGATTTCTCCGAGGTCAGGACAAGTTTCCTTGACTCCCCCTTCTATTGCACACCAGTTAATGTAAATTGGTATGTATACAACCAATAAAGGAAACTTACTATGTCATTTTCGCAAGGCTCAAGAGCTGGTCTATCTATTCAAGCAGAAACTACCTACGGTGTAGCACCTGTTACCCCTACCCTTATCCAACTTCCATATACTACGCACAGTCTGAACCTTTCTAAAGATCGTGTGCAAGGTAATGACATTCAACCTGATCGTATGCCTCGTGTAGACCGTCATGGCAACCGTAAAGTAGCTGGTGATATTGTAGTTGACCTTCGTAAGGGTGACTATGACACGCTTCTTGAAAGTGCCTTTATGAACAGCTTCTCGACTAACGTGTTGAAGGTTGGCACTACCCTTAAGTCGTTCTACATTGAAGATGCTGCTACGGATATTACTCAATTCCGTATCTTCTCTGGTATGGCTGTTAACTCCCTTGCTGTTTCGATCAAGCCTAACCAAATGGTGACTGGCACTTTCGGTATGGTTGGCAAAGATATGACTCTGAGTGGCACTTCTTTTGATGCTACAAAGACTGCATCTTCGACTAACCAACCTTTTGATGCTTATTCTGGCACTATGAAGATTGCTAACGCTGGTGGTGTTCTTGCTTCTGTAGCTACGATTACGGGTATTGACTTCACTATCACTAACGCACTGAACCCTACCTTCGTTATTGGTGCAAGTGCTACCCCGCAACTTGAATACGGTCTTGCTACTGTTGAAGGCACTATCACTGCCTACTTCGAAGATGCCTCTTTGATCAACCGTTTTATCAACGAAACTGAGACTGCATTTGAAGTATCGGTAGATGATCCTACGGGTATTAGCGACTATACTTGGTTGTTTCCTCGCGTGAAGGTTAATGGTGCTGATGTTCCTGTTGGTGGTCCTACTGCTCGTATCATCACTTTGCCTTTTGTTGCTCTGTATGACACCACTGAAAACACCAACGTAAAGTTGACTCGTTCTACCTAATCCCTCTAAAACAGGGCTAGGGACAGGTGCTTATGTCGGG